CTATTTAACGTCCGGCGTTTGCGCTGTGGGGGATACTTTTCCATCTAGCGTATTTACAATTGAGAGGGGGTAAATTCCCATTTCAATTCCACAGATCACGTCGTAACGAGCCTGCGCTTTCTCTCGCATTTCTGGAGAAACAGGGGACGATGGTGCATTTAAAACTGCTTCGGCTTGCTTCTTCAGAGCCTTCAACCGCCTTTTCAGTTTGATTTCTTGCGGATCAACAGCATAAATCGTCCATGCAAAAGTAAAAACTTCGCTTAAAAGAATTGACACCATCGGTATTGAAGCAATGTAAAGGTCTTTCCATGTTGGATCTGTAATGAAGCTAGCCAGCTTTATTAGGAAAAGGCCTACACCGCCGCCACCTGTAACACCGACTGCTTTACCGCTTGTTTTCTTTTGTTCAGGCATGAGAGGCTGACTCCTTCCTCTCACGCTTATTTTTCTCTGCTATATCATCGATGAGCTTTATTAACTCATCATCATTGTTTATATAAATATTTGTTTTATAGACATTTTTGTTTGCATCAGTATAAGTGATAGAAACTTTTGTTTCGACAATAACTCGATCGAGCAGGCTACGTATAGCCACTCTAGCACCTATAAATATAGCTGGAGCTGCAACAAGCAGCCCCAACCATCCTAACACACTAATATCTATAGACATTTTTAATCCGCATCAGGTTTTATTTTTCTATCTTTGGCGGCAAAGTGTCGACCCACTTTGATGATCGATAACTTTTCGTCTACCTGGCCACCGGAATCTTTCACAATTTTCTTCATCTTCACAGCAAACAATTCGCCAAAAATTTTGGGGGCGTCTGGTCCAGTAACAAGCTTGATGAACTCATTATCTTCCATTCTGACATTGCGCTTTTCACCGCCAAACTCAACACGCCAGCCACTTTTTTTGTCAGTATGCGCCGAAACGAATGTCACGGTTGTTTCAAATTCGTCAACTTCTTCTTTGGTTTCAAAGAGAACTTTTGGCGACTTAAACTCTTCTGCCTCATCTTTATGAATTTTGAGGATTTCTTTCTTAGAGGTGCGCGATTTTTTTACCACAAAATTGTCGATACCATCTTGTAACAGAGGCTGTCTGACAAACGCGTCAACAGCCTTACGAATCTCTGGGGCATTAACGATTTTTTCGACATCTTCAGAGCAAACAATCTCTTCACCATCGACTTTCAGCTTAACTTTGTCACTACCGTTAGCTTTCTCGACTATGTCGATCTTACGCCCGTTAAGCTTCTTGAGAACCTCTAAAACTGTAGCACCGCCAACGGCTAAAGGAATGGCTGACAAACCTAAAATTTGTACAACATCTTTAGCATTAGCTAGATGTTGTACAACCTCAATATCAAACCCAAAGGAACCGGCTATCAATTCAGCGTCAACGTTAACTTCAATGTCTCGCCCTCCGTTTACAATCTCATTTGCAGAGTAGATAGCCTCACCTAGCCCCTGCAAACTTTTCGCAAACGAAAGAATATCCATCTTATGATCGTCGAGAGCTTTGCCTTGATACACAATACTTACTGATTGAGTCTTATCCGCCATTGAGTTCAGATCCGTTGCCAATAAAATGCGCGCGATTTTACGCCCATCACTATGTTTAATCTATCTATTAATCATTTATCCCTCTAGCTGTCTACTATCGGACTCAAAAAACATGACTCATTACAAACGAAACCTATCAATGCAGCCAGCAGTCGTCTTCCCACACCTTCTGCATAATTTTCAGCACTTGTTTTCTTTCTTCGTCCAGTTGCAGTCCGGTCAGTTCCACACCGTTAGAGCTACCTTTGCGGATACGAATTACCGTTTTGGGATACAGGGGGCGCAGATTGCGGTAAAGCTCGGATTCAAGGGCATCCAGGGTAGACTGGCTAATCTTCTGCTCTTTATCGATCATTATTTCAATGCGCATAAAAGTCACCTCAGCTGATGACATCCATTGAGCGGTTGTATTCGTGGGTTCTGATTTTTGCCATGAGTTCATCTGTCAGTTCAGAAACCCACTGCAAAGCCAGCCCCTTCTCTTCATCACTACACTCACTAGCCGCTACAAGCTTAAGAAAAAAATCAATGCGCTGGAGCTTCAAAGACTCCAAAAAATAGTCCTGCATCTTTCCTCCTATGACACCACAAGCAATACTGTATTCATAACCACTGTTTATATTTACAGTATATAATAATCTTACTGATGTAAAACGTTTTTTTACGTTCATCAGCCTGATATGCCTGGTATTATTAAGAGCACGAATTGTTAACCCGCGTAATTAATACAGGTTTCGCCACTTATCATCTTCCTGCAAACGCTGGTTCCGATAGAAGATACGCAGGCCTGCTCCTGACGGAATACTGCCGCCGCGAAGGAGTAAATCGACCTCTTTCTCGCTGCCATCAAATCCTCTGGACTTCAGTTCATAGACGAGCTGCTGTCGCTGATGGTCTGTAATTCGCTGTTTGTAGTCTTTACGCCGTTTCGGTTTCACCAGGCGTAACCTTGCAGCCAGTTCCCGGCGCTCTTTTTTGCTCATACTGTGCAGGTAATCGTGCAACTCCTTGTCATCCATGCGGGTAATGTCCGTCCTGGTATCCCCATCAGCTGATTTGTCTTTCCCTTGTTGGTTCAAATTTTCAGCAAGGGGACAGTTATTGCCACGAGTCCAAGGGGCGCAAGCGCCCTGGTCGGCTGCCGCCTCCTGAACGTCAACGGCCTTACGAACCATTTTCCACTTCACCGCATGAGTGCAGATCTTGCCCTCTGCAATGGGTGACCAGATGCCATAAATACGAATACCGTGATCGCCATAAGCGGTTGGCTCTTCGTTGATTTCATAAGCGGTTCTGATGAGGTGATATTTACGGGGAACCAGTACGCCACCCTGCTTCATGATATAGGTGGCAAAACAACCAGCATCAGCAGCAGCCAGAATGGCATCAAGGCGCGGGTTATCCAGTACCGGCGCACCTGCTTTTTTGTCACCCTGTTGCCTTGCCGCCTGACCAGCCAGCAATCGCAGTTCACGGTAAGCCTGACGCCCCGGAATGCCAAAGAAGCGGAATTGCTGAACACGATGCAGAGACGCCCAGGCATTAACGTATTCAGCGTTATCACGCAGGGATTTACCCGTTTCCTTGCTGATCTCCCCAGCCAGACCACGCCCGTCAATGTTCTTACTGATGTATTTCGCGATATAGCTTGTTGGCGTACCTTTGCGCGGGTTTATCAGCTCAGACTTAAAGCGTGGTCCCGTGTTATTGCCCAGCTCCTCGCGGTCTTCACGGATGGCAAACTTACGCAGTAATGCAGTGATGGCGCGGCGGTCTTTTTTACGCATGAAACACATGAGATGCCAGTGCACAGTACCGTCATGATGCGGCTCAGCTACCCGCACGCCATACCAGCGCAACTCGGCTTTATGCATAGCCTTACGAAATGCAGCAAACATGCCGACCAGATAATCGCTACTTTGTCTTACCGTCGCGTTTGTCCAGGTCGGGTTTGGTCTGCCGTTATTGAGCGTGGAATGGAAACGCGACGGACAGGTGATAGTGTAGAAAACGGCACAGTCACTGCGCATTTCCGCGATAAGCTCCAGACCTTTAACACAGGCCATCATCTCATTGCGGCGATGCGCCGGGTTGCTGCTGCTGGCGTTTACCACATCTTCCATATCCAGCGTGTCGCCGTCTTCGTTCACCAGTTCATGAGAACGAAAAAACTCCAGCGACTTACGGCGCTGCTCACGTTTATGCATCACGGCTTCATAGCTGACATAGGGGGATGCTTTTTTGCTGACCAGGCAGACAGCACGCAACTGCTCTTCCCGCCATTCGCAACGCATCTTCCATAATTTCCGATACCACCAGTCGGCACACAACATACGCGCCAGCGAACCCGGGATGAGTTCATAGGGCACTGGTTTGCGGCGGTTTCTTTTCCGACGAAGTTTCTCAAACGCAGGCGGGATAACATCCAGACGCAGGGTTTCCGCTGCCACCTTTTCCCATGTCTTGCGGATTTCTTCTGGCTTAACGTCATCGGTGGCATACAAATCACCACAAGCGTCCTCAAGACACATGCTCATATGCGCTGCTACCAGGGTGGACAGCCGTTTCACCTGATCCTGGCTCATTTCAGGCAGGATCAGCAGGCCCTCCAGCCCTTGATGGCTTGCCATAAAACGGAAAGAAACAGATAGCTGACTGTCACGTACACAATCCAGTCGCTCCAGACATGGCTTAATCGTCTCACGCAAATAGCGGGAATAAGCCTTTGGCCTGCCCAGACTGCTGAAGTATTCAATACGTTGCATCAGCGGCTTGCTGATATGGGAAGGCTGGGCGTTTACGTCCGCCAGAATGACCATGTCCGGATTAAAACGCTGCTGCTCATGCGCCAGCTTTGCCCGGCTAATGAGCTTATCCTGCTCCATTTCGCGCTGGACAGGATCACGGGATTCATTAAAGAAATAACGCTCCCAGACCTGCTCACTCAGTGCCTCGCGGCGCAGTTGTTCCTGCTCGTTATCGGCAGCGTACAGAGTGATCAGGTTTGAAAGTGCAGACTCCGGCGCAACTTCCGCCGGGTCCAGATAAGGGTTAATGGCCTTTTTCGAGCCGTTCCATGAAAATGCTGCGGCGGCCTCGTTAAAGCCGCTGCAATTGTTCATATCGTCATGACTCATACACACACTCCGTACACGGCAGAACTATCCACGCCACGCGAAGGATCAAATCCCAACCAGCAGCTCGGCCCGGAAACAGCAATGATTTCTGTTGCAGATTTACCCTCGCCAGCTGACACGCCGATGCTGCGTTTTGCCTTGATATAGTGGTGAGTAAAATTGCGATACAGCGAACGAATCAGGGATGTGTCATTGTTAGAAACAATGACCGGATGTCCTTCTGATGACCGATGTTCAAGAATGGATGCCAGGTGATACTGGTCATCTTCAGTGAAACCATCAGTGTGATAGCCGGAAAACGTACCGTCATACGGCGGATCGCAATACACCACATCCCCCACCTGCAGCATCGCCAGCGTTTCATCAAAGCTCGCGCAGATAAACGTTGCCCGCTGGGCTTTCTCTGCAAATGCGCGAATTTCTTTTTCAGGGAAATACGGATTTTTATAATTACCGTAGGGAATGTTGAAATACCCGCTCTTGTTATAGCGACATAAACCACGGTAACCGTGACGATTGAGATACAGGAAATATATCGCCTTCATGAAATCAGTAATTTCAGTTGAGTAATTAAACTCCTGTCTTATGTTGTAATAAGCCAGCTCACTGTTTGCTTCCTCAAATAAAACTTTGGCACGAGATATAAACGCTTCGCAATCAGCGGCAATCTTTTTATAGAGGTTGATTAAATCAGGATTAATATCCGCAACCAGATAGCTGGGGTAATCCGTCGCCATCATCACAGCACAAGAACCCGCGAAAGGTTCAACCAGTCGCGGGCCAGCAGGAAGGTATTTTTTCAGTTCGGACATAATGGCGGTTTTATTACCCGCCCATTTCAGGATGGTGCTCATACAGCACCTCCGTTGTAATGTTTGCCTTTCAACTCTGCGATTTCCTGGCAGGTAATGCAAAGCTGCACTCCAGGAATGGCACGGCGGCGTGCTGGCGGAATTGGCGCTTCACACTCAACGCAAAGCACGCGGGACACGCCCGGCGTTTTGGCACGGGCAGCACGGATATGGCGTTGGCGTTCTTCTTCAACGCGCTGCTGTACGAGATCCATTGCATCAGCCATCAGTGGATCTCCTGCGCTTCGTTCTGGATTGCTTCAGCAGTCACACGCAGCAGTTCTGCCGCTTCGACGTGGTTTAGCTGGCGGGAGGTGATATGACACGCCAGGCTATCGAGGCGAGCAGCCATTGCTTCAGCCCTTGCCCGGCGTTCTTCCAGACGAGCCTCTGTCAGTAAAAGATTAAGACCTGCATCATCCGGTCCGGTTTTGGTCGTGAGGGTTTCAATATTACGCATAAGCAATTCTCCTGAATTTAGATAAAGGGATGCCCGGCGGGTTTACGCCATTAATTTCATTAGTTGGTTAATTCGGCATGGTTAGCCGTCTGGGAAATAAGCTCACCACTGCACGAAAATGATTCATTGCTTTAATCAACTCCCGCTTTTCGTCAGTGGTCAGCTCATTAATGCTGATGCTATGACGTTCAGCTGGAATTTTTGCCATAAAGAATATGGCAGCCAGTGCCCGTTTATTTTGTTCATTATTGATATCCCGTGGATCACGCATATCTTTAATAAACCGCTCAAGCTCTGACTCAATATTCAAACCAAAAACTTTCGCCCTTAACTCCGCAATATGATTAAGTCCATTCAGGCGTTCACCGGGTCTTAATGGAACAGTCGCCGCAGCGCCTTCAATAGCCATTTGTTCCCCCGTTTTTTCGTAGATAGTTCTGCCAGCAATTCATCTTGTGAACGGCACGGATGCCAGCGTTTTCCATCCTCACCCATGATCCAGCCGTGACCGTAGTGCATTGCCGGGCTTTGCTTTCCCAGCAGCGATGCAAATGATGGTTCTTTCGTCAGCATAAGCACCTCACAGCAAACCGAATGAAGCACCGAGGCCAGTCACGGTATCAACTGCACTCGCCATCGCAGGGTTAGTCTGTAAACGGGCCTGCAATGAAACAGCAGCCAACGCCATCAGTCGTGTTACAGAGTTAATGCTGCTGATAGCATCACGACGACCTGCACTGGTTTTTACATCGCCAGATACCGCACCTGCAGCAACACGCCCGATCTCTGCGGTTGCACTCATGACGTAATGTGGCAGTTTCTCTTTTGCCACCTCATTAATCGGTACGCATGGCAGGCAGTGAATCTGAGCCAGAAAACCATCTACCAGCGTTGAATCTTCAGTCAGATCGGTAAGCAGCCAGATTTCTGGTGCGGTTAATAAATGAGGTTGCGCTGGGTTCAACTTGTTCCGCAGAATCTGCACATTCATGCCAGCACGTTCTGCCAGTTGCACCAGGTTGTGGCGCAATGCGAATGCACGACAGGCTTCATCAAAATGTGGATGTTTGGAAACTTGGTAATCAAACATAGTCGACACTCCTGAAACATCCCAAAATGGAACTAATTGAATGCAATATTGAAATCAGTAAGTGCATCAACGGTAAGAGCAGCAAGGTTGATCATTACCTTTTCTCTTTTTTTGTCTTTACGAAGACGATGCCGAGGGATGCGACCATCAGCCAGCATATCGTTGATTGTGTCGATTGAAAGGCCAGTAAGTTCGCTATAACGCTCGATTGTGACGTGTGGCGTATTCAGAGTTATTGAAATGTTAGGGGTCATGATGCAACATCTCCTTTTAGCTTGTGGTGAGCTGGTTTTAATCGTGATAAAGACATCACAAAACGGAGAATAGGTTCACATAAAGAACATGTCAACTCAAAAATTCACATTTCGCCATATGAATGACGATATGAAAGCCGTTGTCATACAGAATCGCGGTGGTCAGAAAGTAATTGAGCGGATACTCATGGCTTATGGCTTCAAGTCACGCCAGGCATTCTGTAACCATCTAGGTATTTCCCAAAGCACGATGGCTAACAGATATGCCCGCGATACATTTCCTGCAGATTGGGTAGTTATCTGCTCAATGGAAACAGGAGCATCAATTAAATGGCTAGCATTTGGTTCAGATGATGACGAGCAAATGCCATCCCCTTCACCAGAACAACATGTTGAAACACACTCCGAAGATGGTTCTTATCATGATGTTCACTATAAACAACAAAAGTTCGACAATGAAAACTCCGTTGATTTTTCTCGAGGTGGCAAGGAAGCAATAGAACGAATTGTTAAGGCTTACGGTTATAAGACGCGCCAAGCCTTAGCTGATCACTTAGGTATTTCAAAAAGCACATTAGCCACAAGATATATGCGTGATGTCTTTCCTTCAGACTGGATAATTAAGTGCGCTCTAGAAACGGGTACTTCACTAACGTGGCTAACTACTGGTAAAGGCCCAAAGTTTGACGATGCAAGAAATGATGTAATTGCTATTACACGCAAAAAAATCACTGATGGGAATCTATTTGAGTCAGATTTCTATATGCTTGATAAAGCATTAATACCAGACTCAATCCAATTACCACTGATTGTCAGTACCCCAAAAAAAACATACCTATGTGATCAGTCATTTGATGAAATTACAGATGGTAAATGGATTGTTGAAATAGAAGGAAAAGTGAGCATTCGAACCCTAACTAGGATACCTGTAGGAAGATTAAAAATCTCAGACAATTATTTATCGTTTGAATGTAATATTTCAGACATTGATGTTATTGCTAAATGCAAATTTTTGCTTATAGAAGAATTATAAGAGGATATTGGAATGGCCGGTTCCAATTGGAAAGATAATAGTGAAGAATATATCTCTAGAATCATTAAACTAGAGGAATTAAAATCATATTTATCCGATAGTGTCTATAATGATTTGAAAAAACTATTGAATTCTTTAAAGTTTAATGAATTCGATGTGCTTTTTGATGTTTACAGTAAATATTTTTCTAAAAAATATAATTGTGAGCACATTAACCCCGAACGCACATCCTTAAAAAATAGTGAGATAGATGATTACATTTCAAAAATCACTAAATTAGAGCATAAAGTGCGTGAATTGCAAAAAATCCATAACTCTCATTCAGAGCAAATGGAAAAGTTGAATGAAAAATTATCAAATGAAATGGAAAGTAAAAAAAAACTAGCATCACAGCTAGATTTCCAACACGCCAAAAACAATGAGCTAAAGCTTCAAAACCAAGAACTTTCAAGCAAAATCCAACAAAATAAAATTGACGAAAAAGTTCCTAAATATGTGCAGGGCGTCAAAGAAAAACTACAGCAGGATGATAAAGATTTCACTGCAATGTCTTACAATTGGGCGATAGCCGGAATACTATTTTCATTATTATCTATAAGTGCCGCCTTTTTAACATTTTTTTATAAAATAGATATAAAAGATACTACCCCCATTGAACTTTTTTATTATTTCACTAGGGGCTTGCTTGGGGTTGCATTACTTTCTTGGCTTTCTTATTTTTGTTTAAACAATTCAAAAAAATACACACATGAAGCAATCATAAGAAAAGACAGACAACATGCTCTAATGTTTGGTGAAGTCTTCTTACAAATTTATGGTTCAACTGCGACAAAACAAGATGCTATTGATGTGTTTAAAGATTGGAACATGTCTGCTAATTCTGCATTCGCAGATAAAATGCAGCCACCTCCAAATTTATTTAACATTCTAGGTACACTTGTAGATAAAAAATCAGCAGCAAATGATGACAGCATTACCAAAAAGTGATGATGTATGACAACATGTATCTAATACATTGACACTGGTTATACATACAGTAAAAATGCTCTCTATTGGAGGGCATTTTTTATGGCAGTACGAAAACTCACCACAGGAAAATGGCTTTGCGAATGTTACCCCGCCGGACGTAGTGGGCGTCGAGTGCGTAAACAATTCGCCACCAAAGGCGAAGCACTGGCTTTTGAGCGTCACACGATGGAAGAAACCGAAGCAAAGCCCTGGCTGGGCGAATCAGTAGATCGTCGAACCCTGAAAGACGTGGTTGAGCTATGGTTCAAACTACATGGTAAATCTCTGACTGCTGGGCAGCATGTCTATGACAAATTGCTGCTGATGGTTGACGCTCTGGGCAATCCCCTTGCAACCGATCTCACATCTAAAATGTTTGCCCATTATCGAGATAAACGACTGACAGGTGAGATCTACTTCAGCGAGAAATGGAAGAAAGGAGCCAGCCCGGTCACCATTAACCTAGAGCAAAGCTATCTAAGTAGTGTTTTTAGCGAACTATCCCGCCTGGGCGAATGGTCATATCCAAACCCACTGGAGAACATGCGAAAATTCACCATCGCAGAAAAAGAGATGGCATGGCTTACCCATGAGCAGATTGTTGAATTACTGGCTGATTGCAAACGTCAGGACCCAATTCTGGCACTGGTAGTTAAGATATGCTTAAGCACAGGCGCACGCTGGCGAGAAGCCGTAAATCTTACTCGTTCACAGGTGACCAAATACCGAATTACCTTTGTAAGAACGAAGGGGAAGAAAAACAGAAGCATCCCTATCAGTAAAGAGCTTTACGAAGAGATCATGGCGCTTGATGGGTTCAATTTCTTCACAGACTGCTATTTTCAATTTTTATCCGTGATGGAAAAAACGTCTATCGTGCTCCCTCGCGGTCAACTCACACACGTTCTGCGCCATACGTTTGCGGCGCACTTCATGATGTCGGGTGGAAACATTCTGGCCTTACAAAAAATTCTCGGACACCACGATATAAAAATGACTATGCGTTACGCACATCTGGCACCGGATCATCTGGAAACGGCGCTCCGTTTCAATCCTCTGGCAACGCTGCCAAGTGGCGACAAAGTGGCGGCAGCGGTTGGCATTACCCCGTAA